CAAAATACGCAAAATCAAATAAAAACGGCATCACAAATATAAATTTGTAATAATTTTTAATAAATATTTGATTTTTGATTATAATTTGTTATATATTTGTATAATTTAATTACAATTTGTAATATGAGATACATAATACCGATACATGGCGAATTAGAATTTGAGAAAAGAATAGACACTTTTACACTCAATGACTTTTTATTACACTTGAATAATGCAAAGGAAAGCGAAGTATTACATTTAGACATTTCAAGTGTGGGAGGTTATGTAGAGGTTGCAGATAAAATAATAGACTTGCTTAAAAAGAGTGGCAAAACAATTACTGCATCTAACAGTGGTCACGTAATGAGTGCTGCAAGTCTGATATTCATGAGTGCGAGTGTTCGCACATTCGACCCGACTAAAGGTGATTTTCTTATTCACAACGCATGGGTTGAGGTTCAGGGAGAGGCTTCGGAGTTGGAACGACAGGCAAAGGAATTGAGAGCGATAGAGAAAAACTATGCACAAATCTATTCACAAGTTACTGGTGTAGATATTTCAATAATTCAAGAATTGATGAATCAAAATACACCCTTGACAAGTGAGCAAATAGAATCTATGAACTTTGCTCATATTTTAAAAACTGAATACAAAGCTGTTGCAAAAATTAACTTAAAATCAAATAAAATGACAGAGGAACAAATCAAAGAAAATTTTGATACGTTGGGCGATAAAATCCTAAACGGAATCAAATCAATTTTCAAACCCAAAGCGTTGGTAATTGCTGATGCAAATGGAACTGAATTAACTATGCCCGATATTAACGACATTTCGGAGTTAAAAATCGGTATAGCTGCAACCGTTAACGGAGAGCCTGCAAACGGCGAATACCCACAAACTGACGGTACTATACTTAAATTTGAAGGCGGTGTGTTAGTTGAAATCGTACCCGTTCAAAATGAAGACGTAGATGCGTTAAAGAAAGAAATCGAAGCATTGAAATCTGAAAATGAAGTATTGAAAACTCAAAATGAGCAAGTAAGTGCAAAATTAATTGAAATTGAGAAAGATGTAAAAGAATATAAAGCTTTGGCATCGAATTTCAAACCAAAACCACAAACACAAACAGACGGAAAAAAAGCAACATTCACTTATAAAAAGAAATAAAAAATGGCATCAGTAATTGATATTAGTGGGTTGACGTTAAACCCAAAGGAATCTACAGAATTTCAGAAATTCGTAATCGAAAAAACGTTTGAAAGACCCGAAATAAAAGCACTTCACGCAGTGTATACGGGCGTAAAAATGGACGAGCAAATAGTATTAGCCTCACAATTAGGGTTAACAGGTAAAAAATCAACAGGTTGCACTCGAGTATCAAGTGGGGCGAAATCGGTACTTACTCAAAAATACTGGAGCCCACAAAAAATTGAGGATTTATTTGAAATGTGTCAGGCAGAATTGAACGCTAAATTCAAAGCATATTTTGACAAAATAAATTCATGCAAAGAAATGTATGATATATCAGGTTCAGATGAGGAAATATTCTTATCAATACTATTTGAGGAAGCTATATATCCTACTATTTATCGTGCGTCATGGTTTGGCGATAAAGACATAGCGGCTGCAACGAGTTCAATAGGTGGATTAATTGATTCAAAAAATATTGATTTCTTCAATTATTTTGACGGAATATTTAAGCAAATTTTTTCCGGTGTTTTTAGTGGCGATATTAAACATGTAGAAATTTCACAAAATAATTTAAATACAATATCAGCACAAAAAAATCTTTCAGACGGGTTCGCTGTAGATTTATTTGAAGCCATGTGGGATAAAGCTGACGCGCGGTTAAAGTCAGATGCGACTTCACAATTCTATTGTTCAAATCTAATTTGGGAAAATTATAGAAAATATTTGCAATCAAAAGGCGAAAACTTTACTATTCAATACACTCAAGAAGGGGTTAATCAAATAAATTGGAACGGTAAAAAAGTTATAAACATGAATACGATATGGGACATCACATCTCAATCATACATGACTAACAACACTACCGATAAAGCTTATTTACTTCCAAATATTTGTATTTTATCAACTCCGTCAAATTTGCCTATTGCAACTTTGAACGAAGATGATTTCAATACTCTTGAAATTGGATACGAACAAAAACCAAGAAACGCCTGGTTTGCATATGGGTTCACGCTTGACGCAAAAGTAGTTGAGGATTACATGGTAGTTGCAGCATACTAAAATAAACGGGGGTATAAAAGCCCCCTATTTTTAACTTTAAAAAATAAACACATGAAAAAAATATTTGGATTAATAGCAATTTTGTTAGTGGCTTCATTAAGTTACGGACAAACAGTAGTAAATAATTCTGCAAACCTTGTAAAAGGTGCAGGAATAAATGACACTATCACAAAAGGTCAGACAGTAAATACTGCATTCTACGTTTCGCCTTATTGTGAAAAAGCGTCCTTTCAAGTAACGGCGGCAAAAATTAGCGGTTATACGAAAGTGAATTACATTTTAGAAAAATCTTACGACTATGCAACTTGGTATCAAATAGATACAGTAAAAATTTCAAGTTCAGCTGCTGTGGTTAAGGGTAAAATGGATATTAAAGACGTAAATGCACCGTATGTTAGAATTAGAGCGGTAGGTATTGATTCTACGCAAAAAAACAGATACACATATAATGTAATTCTTAAAAAAGCACAATAATGAGCTGCGAAACTAAAATATTCAAAGATATTACAAGCGATTGTAATATGCCAACCCCCGGCATCGAAGTCGAAGCTTGGGTGTTCAATCGAAGTGAAATAAGCACTACTTATTCAAGTGCTGACACAAATCAAATTACAGATATATCAATGGTAGGTAGTGCAACAGCATTCAAAATCAAAGGTTATAAAAAGAATTTGAATTGTGGTTCTGATGTTGTTGTTTCGGACGATATGCCAAAACGATTTAATCACTATTTCTCATTCAAAAATTTCGAGTTTGATACAGAAAGCTTGCGAAACGTAGACAATTTAGATGACTTATGTATCGTTGTAGAGCGTAAAGACAAGCCGGCTGATGGTGATGGTGTTTTTGTTGGCTATGGTTTCAAGAGCGGTTTATTTGTTTCTTCCGATACTCATAGAGCTTGGGAAAACAATGGCGTTCGTTCTGTTGAGATGACTTCAATTGAGGGCGGTTATGAGCCTCACAGTCAATATGTGGTATTCGTTGCAGACCAAACAAGCCCATATACAGCAACTAAAACAATGCTTGACGGTTTACTTCCTACTCCCGTAGTTCCATAATGGTAGACGAAGTAAAAAAAATACTATCACATAGTTCGGGGGAGGTAATAGCAGACCCCGGACTATGTTTTTCGCTCATAAAATGCTATTCAAGACTATATAAAGGGGGCTGCTCTGTTAGAACTTGTAAAAATTCACTATCTTTGTATTATAAAATATTACAAAAAAACGGAATCGAAATGGCGACAATCAACGAACAAGCAAAAGAAAGAACATGTGTGCCCGCCTTTAAAGGCATCAAGTACATATCACGTGCAGCAAAATATTTCAATGCTGATTTATTAACTGATAGAGATGCGATATTCCTATTGCAGCATAAATGTTTAACCGAAGAAGACTTTATTAAATTACCTACCGGTTGGAATACAGGACAAGAAGACTGTATTTTAGAAATTGCTGATTTATTAGCTCAAGGAATGAGCGTAAAAGCAATTAAAGAAAAGTACAAAGACGTTAAGGAAATAGGCGGTAAGGAATGTACAAAAGAATTGTGGACTGAATTAATCAAAGAAGCAAGAAAACTAAATGAAGTTAGTAAATAAGGAAATAGAGCCACGCATTGAGGTCAAACTCAATAAGAATATCAAAGATGATGTTTCGAGCGGTATCATGACATACGGCGAAAAAAACGATTATCCGGATATTATTGAGAAACTCATATACGGTTCGCAAACGGGCAAAAGTGCGGCAAATTTATTAAGTAAATTTATTGCAGGCGATGGATTTGTTCAACCTGTTGGTAATATTGAAATAGGTAAAGATATAAGAGGCAAAAAAATAACAGTCGATAAATTGCGACAACAAATATCAGAATCATTGGCTTTTTTCGGTGGGGTGTATTTACATTCAAATGTATCTATTGACGGTGTGTGTAATGATTTTAAGATATTGAATTTTAAAAATTGCAGATTTTCAAGAATGGACGATACCGGATATTGTTCGCGAGTTGCTTATAATGATAATTGGTTAAAGCCTAAAGAGACGGTATTTTTTAATACTTTCAACCCCGAAATGGCAAAAGAAAATATAAAAAAATATGGTCAAGAATACAAAGGGCAGGTGTATTTTCAATTTCTAAATGATACGTACTTATATCCTTTGAGTCCTTTCGATTCTGTTTATTTAGATATGGATACTGAAAATCAAATACAGATATTCAAGAACAGAGAGATACGCAACGGTTTCACTGATAAAATAGTAATGGTAGTAGAGAAAATGAATTCAGATGAAGAAGCCGAAGAAATGGTAGACAAATGCAAATCATTCGTAGGGGCTGATGGGGAAAAACTACTATTATTTGAGGCTGAATTTGACGAAACAGGGAATATTCGGGGCAATAATTTTAAAGTTGAAAAAATTGCAACAAACATAAACGATAAACTTTTTGAAAATTGGGAGGTTTCAATACCGAACTCAATACGAAAAGCAGCGTATGGGCTTCCTGCGGTACTTATAGACTATCAACAGGGAACGCTATCCGCAGCGAGTGGCGAAATGCTTACGCAAGCGGTAAGCGTATACAATGCATATACGCGTGATTTACGTAAAAAAGTAGAAGAAACATTTGCTGAAATAATGAAATACAGCAAAAACGAAACTTTAAAAACTAATATTGATTGGAGTTTAAAGGAGGTACAATTATGATTACTTGGGCAAAACAACAATCTATCAAACCTATTGCAGCGAACTCACAAAAGAGGTTTACGCAAGTTGAAAAAGAAGTGTGTGATTATGAAATAAGTAATCTTATAGGTCAAAAACTATATTCGCAAATCGAAGAAAACCCGGGAAATTATAAAGATTTGTTGGAGGGCTGCACGTTTGAATATTGCGGCGAAACTACTTCACATAAAGGTTTAGAATATGTAATTGCATATCTTGTGTTTGCGGCTTATTCGTTGGAGAATAATCTGCAAGATACATATACGGGAATGGTTCAAAAGCAACGCCCTGATTCTGAAACTGCACCGATAGGACTTGTTAAGAATTTGGCACAACGAAATAGAGAAATAGCTTATAACTATTTTGAAGCTACGAAGAAATACATAGAAATAACATTCGATTGCGAACAAAGAATTGAAAAAACTAGATACCGATTAATTGGCATTAAAAAAACTGAAAAATGAAAAGATTTTGGAGCAATATAATAGAACAAAAAGCTGCGACATCGTGGTATAAGCGAACATTAACGGCATTCAGCGAAAATAGTACAAACTTATTAGGTCATTTATTTGACAAGTTTGTGAGAACTCCTGAATTGCAGTTTGCTGAAAATATAGGATTATCTTACGATACGGATAGTGATTCGTTTTTTATTAAATTGCAGAGCGGCACCTCAGTTACTGTTGTCGGCAACAATATGAAGCCTGAATTAATCACATTCAAAACACCATCTGAATTGACAGGTACGAATGCGATGGATTTCAACTTAAATCAAAATTGGATAGTATATTTAAGTGGAGAAACAACAACAATAACGATGACGCCAATTGCTAAATCAGCCGTTTTTACTTGCAATATCGAAGTAGTCCAAGATGCAACAGGTGGGCGTGATTTAGTGCTTGTAGATGTAGATGGAAAGGCGATTGTTAATACGCAGGAGTTTGATTTTAC